AGCTGGAGTACCAACATGGTATTGTCCTTGGATGAAATTATCCCATACAGGTAGTTACGTATTCGGTGGTAGTTTACTAGACTTAGCACAACTAGGTGTTTCCGCAACTGCTGATCCGGAAGAGATTGAAAAAACTAAAAAGAAAGATCCACCTAAAGGTATACAACTTAACTTAGGAGAAATTGAATGAGTGAGAAAGTAAACTTTAAATTTGGTGAAGATAAAATTCTTAAAGAGTTGTATGATTATGTATCTGCAACTTATAGAGGACACTATTCAACAAACCAGTTTCAATCAACCGAGTTTATCATCGATTGTGGACACGGAGAAGGTTTCATGCTTGGTAATATAATCAAGTATGCACAGAGATATGGTAAGAAGAATGGTAAGAATAGAGCAGACTTGCTGAAAGTTGCTCACTATGCTATAATGGCGTTACATATAGATTCAAATCAAGCAGGAGAAAATGATGATGCAAATAAGTGATGATACAATTGAAGTACTAAAAAACTTCTCAACAATAAATCCATCTTTGTCGTTCAAAGCTGGTAATACTATTCGTACTGTTTCTGAACAGAAGAATATTCTAGCACAAGCAGTGATAGGAGAAAGCTTGCCTATGAATTTTGCAATCTATGAACTTAATCAATTTTTAGGTTTAGCAAGTTTGTATGATAAACCGGACTTTGCTTTTGGTGAGAAAGAAGTTGTGATTAGTGAAGGCAGTAGTAAGTCAAAGTATACATACACTGATCCATCTATGGTGACTTCTGCTCCTGATAAAAATCTTGAGTTAGACAATGCTGATGTTTCTGTAAAAATATCTGCTGACGATATGAAAAGAGTTCTATCTGCCGCCAATCAACTAGGTTTACCTGAAGTTGTAGTTAGAGGTGAAGAAGGCAATGTTTCTATAGTAGCAACAGATACAAAGAACCCGACATCAAATGAGCATAGTGTATCTCTTGGTTCTACTAATGATGTATTCTCTATGGTTTTCAAAACAGAGAACTTACAGAAGCTTGGTACTAGTGACTATGATGTAGCCATATCTAAAGCAGGTATAGCACACTTCAAATCTACTTCAAAAAATATTCAATATTGGATTGCAACAGAGACTAATTCAAGTTATAATTAAGAAATTGAAATTTATATTATGGTGATTCATGCGAGAAGATTTTTTGTGGGTAGAGAAGTATCGCCCAAAGACTATAAAAGATACTGTACTAAGTCCTGAGTTAAAGACTCTATTTCAAACTTTTGTTGATAACAACAATGTGCCTAATCTTCTTCTAACAGGCTCACAAGGCATAGGTAAAACTACTGTTGCTAAAGCTATGTTAGAAGAGTTAGGTGCTGACTATATTGTTATCAATGGTTCAGATGAAGGTAGATTGATTGATACACTCAGAACTAAAATTAAAAACTTTGCATCATCTGTATCTCTAGCAGGTGGGCGTAAGTATGTAATTCTTGATGAAGCAGATTATTGTAATGCTGAAACTGTTCAGCCTGCTCTCAGAAACTTCATGGAAGAATTTAGTAAGAACTGTGGTTTTATAATGACATGTAACTTTGTCAATAAGATTATACAACCACTTCATAGTAGATGTTCAGTTGTAGAATTTAAGATAGCAAACAAAGATAAGCCTGCTATGGCTAAAGAGTTGTATGTTAGAATACTAGATATTCTCAAACAAGAAAACATAAGTTTTGACGAGAAAGTAATTCAACAAGTTCTTGGAAAACATTTCCCTGATAATCGTAGAATACTAAATGAGTTACAAAGATATTCTGCAACTGGACATATCGATAGTGGTATACTTGCTAATCTATCTGAGACAAGTATCAAAGAACTTATGCAACTACTGAAAGATAAAGAGTTCACTTCAGTTCGTAAATGGGTTGGTAAGAATATTGATGGTGATGTTGCACCAATGTTTCGTAAGATATATGATACTGTAACACAATATGTAAAGCCTTCAAGTGTACCTCAAGTAGTTGTAACTCTTGCTGACTATCAATACAAGTCTGCTTTTGTAGCTGATCAAGAAGTTAATTTCATGGCTTTTCTCACAGAGTTGATGGTAGAAACAGAATGGCAGTAAAAACTAATCCTTTTGACTACATCACTGCTATCAATGTATCAAAGAAAAACCTTATGCGAGGTAGTAATAATGATACGATAGCAGAGAAAGATTATAGTCCTTTTCTAACCAATCGTTCACTATCTTACTTTGCAGATACGATAGGCTATGCTAACGAAATGAATCAGAGACACCATACGGATAATCTTCCACAATTCGAATATTTACTAAATATTGTTAGAGCCAAGAAAAGGTTCTCAAAATGGGTGAAGAAAGAAAATGATAGAGATATATCTCTTGTGAAAGACTATTATGGATATAATAATACAAAAGCTATACAAGCACTATCAATTCTAACTCCCCAACAAATGAAATTTATTAGAGAGAAGTTAAATAAAGGTGGAGTATGATTGAGATAAGTAGTTTAGTAGAAGTAAAGTTGAAAGAAGACGAAGACTTCTTAAAGATAAGAGAGACACTTACACGTATAGGTGTAGCTAGTAGAAAAGATAAGACATTGTTCCAGAGTTGTCATATACTTCATAAGCAAGGGAAGTATTATATTACACACTTCAAAGAACTTTTTTCTATGGACGGAAAACCCAGTAATTTTACAGAAGATGATATATCACGTAGAAACTCTATAGCTAATTTATTAGCAGAATGGGGATTAGTTGAATTGGTTGATCCTGATAAAAGTAAAGAACCAGTGTCACCACTTTCACAGATAAAAGTTTTACCACACAAAGAAAAAGACGAGTGGAACTTGGCGGCAAAATACAATATAGGAAAGAAAAGATAATGGGGAGAAGAATGAGATATACTACCAACTTTGATAAAGTAGAAGATTTCATGAGGGCGTTTGGACAAGACGTAAAAGATGATCCTACTATGTTAGATGAAAAGACTTTGCAACTAAGATTAGAACTCATCGAAGAAGAACTACGAGAGTTATATCTTGGTGTAGAAAGAAAGAACATGATAGAGATTGCTGATGCTCTTACTGATTTACTCTATGTTGTTTATGGTATGGGTGCCGCCATGGGTATAGAACTAGACTATTGTTTTGATGAAGTTCATAGAAGCAACATGTCTAAGTTAGGTGAAGATGGTAAACCTATCTACAGAGAAGATGGTAAAGTACTCAAAGGTCCAAACTATAAACCACCAAATCTGTATGATACAGTTTATCATGAAGAAGTATTAGCAAAGCTAAGAAAGATAGATGAAAACTCACCTAATGTTGATAGAGATCAATTAGCACAATTAAGTTTATTTGATGAAGATTCTGCCGTCACAGGTAAGTGACTTGACAGAAGTATAAATTTTTGTTATTATAAATACAGTTGAAGTACGCCTATTAAGGGTGCTTCTTAATTTTAATATTCTAGCTTAATAAAGGAGAATAGCAATGAATAACCTTACCACATTTGACATCAATAAATTCACTCCCTATGCAGTGGGCTTTGATAGAGTATTTGATCATCTTATGAATCATACTCATAACATGGCAACATCAACAGGATTTCCTCCATACAATATAGTCAAACATGACGAATATGAATTTTCAATTGAGATGGCGTTAGCAGGATTCTCAAAAGAGGATATCGAAGTTGTTGTCGAAGACGGCACAATTACAGTTAAATCAGTATTCGATGATAAAGTTGAGAATGCTGAAGTACTTCATAGAGGTATCTCGCAGAAAAAATTTACACGTAAATTCACTATTGCTGACGATATCGTAGTAAAAGGTGCAGAACTCAAAAACGGATTGTTAGAGATTCAATTAGAGAGAATTGTACCAGAACACAAGAAGCCTAAAGTTATTAAAATCAAATAATACTTACTAGTCTTTTTTGCAATTATAAATAAGGGTTGAAGTAAAATTCAGCCCTTATTTTTTTTGGAGAGGTTAAATGTTTGGACTATTTAAAAAAGGTGGTTTAAAAGCTAGTCAGAAAAAAGCTACTAAACCTAAGACAGAAACAAAAGCGAAAAAGGACAATGGTATGGCGAAATCAAATTATGATAAATGTTTAAAGATAATTCTACATCATGAAGGTGGATATGTAAATCACCCAAAAGATCCTGGTGGAGAAACTAACCTCGGTGTTACTAAAAGAGTATACGAAGAATGGGGTGGTAAAAAAGATATGAAAGATTTAAAAGTTGCTGACGTTGCACCAATATACGAAAAGAACTATTGGGGGCGTTGTAAGTGTGATAGCTTACCAGCTGGTTTAGATTTATGTGTTTTTGATTTTGGCGTCAACGCTGGAACAAAAAGAGCAGGCATCTATTTACAAAAAATGGTTGGTGCAACTCCTGACGGAGCAGTTGGACCTAATACACTAAAACAAGTTGATGCTTGGTTGAAAGAACATGGTGTCGAACATGCTATCAAATCTTATCAGGAAGCACGACAAGGATATTACGAAAGACTTTCTACATTCAAAACATTCGGTAGAGGTTGGACAAGAAGAGTCACAGAGACTACGGAAACTGCTTTAAAGATGAAGTAAAATGGTTTACAGAAACAAAACATTCGCTAACGGTGTAGTTGTTGGGTTGAGTTCTGGAAAAGTTGAGTTAGGTGCTGACAGTGGTGATTTACTAATCAAATCTGGTGGCTCAACAACAACTGTTCGTCCAGGATTAGGTGTTACAAGTCAACAAGCAGTTACAATTGTAGCTAACAAGACAGCACTGCCTTTGCCTCCTACAGGTATACCTAACGGAGCTTTTTATTTTACTACTGCATCTAGCGAACTGTTTATGAAATCAGGTGGTGGTTGGTATAGAGTATCTACAGTCAATACGAGTCCATCAATAACTCTAAACAAAACTACAGCAACTATAGATGGAAGTAATTTAACTTTAGATGTAAGCTACACAACTGTAGAACCTGAAGGCACACCCGTTACTGTTGCTTTAGCTAACTCAGGTATAGCTAGTACAGACGTAGCTACTATCACTCATACAAGTGCAAACAATAATATACGGGTTGTATTTGATGGTTCTACCGATCTATCAGATGCAACAATCACCGCAACTGTAACAGATGGTGTAAACACAGGCGCAGGAACAATTACGTTTAGTACTCAATATTCCGTAAAAGATTCAAAACACACTATAGGATTATTAAGAGCTAATTCAGAGGGCGGACATAATTATTCTTTCAGCGATCAATCTGATAGTAATCATACTGTTACGCCTACGGGACATGCAAGAACATCATCATTCAGTCCTTATCGTCCTAACGGATATTCACAACATATAAACGGAGGTAGATATATTGATATAGCCGCCTCTTCTGATTTTCTTTTCTCAGGACAATGGACTGTAGAGTTTTGGTTTTGGGGAGATGAAAATCAAAGTTCATCAGGAACATCAGGTTGGCATGATGTATTTCAAATTGGTAGTGCATACATGGAAATAAACAACGATGGATATGTTGCATCTGGCGGTAATATGTTTGGTTCTGTAGGTAGTAGTCAAGGATCAGGATATGCAAATCCTATAATGTGGAATCGTTGGAATCATATAGCGTATTCAAGAGATGGTAGTAATGAAGTACGTCACTATATAAACGGAAGATACATAGCAAAAA